TGGTTGTGAATAAATTAAATGGTTCTCAACTACCAACAAAAGAACAATGGTTTAATATATGCGAATTATTTGGAATAGAGAATAAATATAATGAAATACTAAAAACTGTAAAAGGTATCACATATAATTTAGATTTAGATGAAATTGATTTAGAGTGCAGTAACAAGGGTAAGTCAGGTAGGTTGGGACATTTATCTTCTGAAAGTAAAAGACATACATATACACAAAGTAAAACAGGTTATCCAAAAAGCATATTAAGGTATAACAGGGAAAATAATTTACACCCAACTCAAAAGCCAGTAGCTTTACTTGAATATCTAATAAAAACTTATACTAACGAAAACGATACGGTTTTAGATTTTACTATGGGTAGCGGAAGTACGGGTGTTGCTTGTAATAATACTAATAGAAAATTTATTGGAATAGAATCAAACAAAGATTATTTTGATATAGCCGATAATAGAATTAATAATAAATTATAAAGGATATAAAATGAAAATGGATAAAGTAGCGAACAGTAAAAATGATGAGTTTTACACTCCTAAGTATGCTGTAGCACCTATTATTAAATATCTAAAAAATAAAAACTTTACTAAAATATGGTGCCCTTTTGATAATGATAATAGTTGGTTTGTTAAAATTTTAAAAAAAGAGGGTTTTAATGTTTTCCATTCTCATATTGAAAACGGTCAAAACTTTTTTGAGGTGAAAACTCCTGATTGTGATTGTATTGTTTCTAATCCACCTTATTCAATTAAAGGAGATGTACTTGATCATTTGTTTAATTTAAACATACCATTTGCAATGCTTATCGGTGTAGTTGGATTGTTTGAAAGTGAAAAAAGATTCACAATGTTTGAAGATAAAGATTTTGAGGTATTATATTTAAATAGGCGTGTTGCTTATTTTAAAGATTTTGATGAACAAAAACCATCACTTAATCCTCCTTTTTCAAGTGTTTACTTATGTTCAAAACTACTACCAAAGCAAATTTGTTTTGAGAGAATAGATAAAACAATTAATAATAAATTATAAAGGATATAAAATGACAAATAAGATTTTTCTAGATTTGGAAACAAATGGTCTTCTAGATACTGTAGATACGATTTGGTTAGCGATAACTAAGGACCCGGTGACGAATGAAGTTAAGACCTTTAGTGACCATGATGAAAAATCTGAACCATTAAAAGATTTAACACCTTACTTAGATAAGTTTGATAGTATTATAGGGCATAATTTAATTGCTTATGACCTACCAGTTTTATTGACCTTAAGAAATTGGAAACCTAAAGATAATGTTAAACTTGTAGACACTATGATTATTTCTCAAATGAATAATTTTCGTAGAGAAGGTAAACACTCTTTAGCTAATTTTGGTAAGATACTAAAAGATGCTAAAGGTGATTCACCTGCTTTTGATCATTACAGTGAAGAGATGAAAGTTTATGGGATACAAGATATTAATTTAACTCATAAAGTTTATAAGTATGTTGCTGATGAAGCACAAACTTTAATTGCTAATAGACCAAATTTTAAAACTGCATTACAAACTGAACATGCTATTGCTGAAATTTGTGCAAGACAAGTTACTACTAAATGGAATTTTGATACGCCCAAAGCCAAAAAATTCTATGAACAATTAACTGCTGAGATGAAAGTTATTGAAGATGAGATCAACCCTACATTAAAACCTAGAAAAGTTTTAATTGATAAAGAACCTAAGAAAGCTAAGTACCTACAAGATGGTAGATTTTCTGCGGTGAGTGCTAGAATGTTAAGTGAATTTTTAGGTACTGAAATAAAACAAACTGATACTGATAAATGGAAACCTAATAAACTGTTTCAAAGATTTAAAATGGTTGAAGCGGATCTAGGTAACATGGATCAAGTTCGTGGAATGCTTTTAGATAATGGTTGGGTACCTTCTATGTACACTCCAGGTGGCGAGCCTAAAATTACAGAAGATACGTTACATACTATTAAAGGTGACCTTGGACAAAAGGTTTTAAAATATTATCAGTTAAGATCTAGACACTCTGTTATTAGAGGCTGGATAGAGTTAGCTGAACTTAACAATGATAGAGTTTATGTTGAGGCTTTTAATATTGGAACACCAACTTTTAGACAAAGACATAGTAAAGTTGTTAACGTACCTAACTCAAATGCATTTTTTGGAAAAGAGATGCGATCTTTATTTATAGCTGATCATCAAGATAATAAAGTTATGGTTGGTTGTGATAGTTCGGGTAACCAAATTAGAGCATTATGTCATTACTTAAATAATAAAGAAGTTAGTGATCATGTTTTAAATGGTGATGTCCATCAACACAATGCTGACACTGTAGGTGTATCAAGACCTTTAGCTAAGGGTTTACTTTATGCTACAGTATTTGGTGCGGGTTTTGCTAAGCTTGGTAAAATGGTTACTGGTGTTGAAGATATTGAAAAAGGTAAAGAAGTTAAGAATAAACTTTATAATGCCTTACCAGGTCTTAAAGAACTTGTTGAGAAGTTGAATAGATTTTTCTACACAACTAAGAATAAAGATGGTCTTGGATTTATTCCAGGATTAGATGGTAGAAGAATATTTGCTGAGTCTAGTTTTAAATGTTTAAACTATTTACTTCAAACTTTCGAAGCCATTACAGTTAAGACTGCTGTAGTTAATGCTTTTAAAATGTTTAAAGATGAGAATATCGAAGTTGATATGCTTGGATTAATTCATGACGAGGTGCAAGTACAGACTAAACCTGAGAACGTTGAACGAGTTAAAGAAATATTAAGTTATTCTTTTGGTGATTATATTACTAAAAAACTAGAACTTAATATTCAAATGAGTGGGGATGCCAAACACGGAAATTCGTGGCTTGATACTCACTAGTTAAATGGGTTAGCGGTAAAACGTTAACCCAACAAAATTATAGAAAGATCAAAATAATGAATAAAAACAATATGATAGGGATAATTGACGGTGATGTATTGATATACAGGGCATGTCATAAAGCTTTAAAAGATAACTTAGATGTTAAGACTACATTTGATGAAATATACCAAAGTGTAAAAGATGAAATACAATGTGATAAATATTCATTACATGTATCTGCACGTGGAAATTTTAGAAGAGATATTAAACAAGATATTTTAATCTATAAAGGTAAGAGAAAAGAAAAACCTGTTAACTTTAAAGAGTGTAAAGATTATGTTTTACAAGAATATAAACCAGTTAGTAAAGAGGGTTATGAGGCTGACGATACTGCTTCTGTTGAGGCTACTGAGTATTTAAATAAAGGACAACTATATGTTTTAATTACTGTTGATAAGGATTGGATGATTATAGGTGGTTTGTTTTATAATATGATGCATAAGCACGTTAAAGCAATATCTAGATTTGATGCTTGTTCGTTTTTTAATACACAACTTTTAACAGGAGATTCAGTGGATAATATACCTGGTTTACGAGGGGTCGGTGTAGTCAAGGCTAGTAATTTATTAAAAGGTAAAACCTTAACTAAACAATTTGAATCTATAATTAGATTATATAAAAAACATCATCCTGAAGATTATATCGAGAGATTAAATGTAATGGGTAAAATGCTTTATTTAATTAAAGATTATAAAGATAATTCTGATTGGAATATAGAATACTGGGAAAGGTTTATAAAAAATGTGTAAACGTGAAAGTAAACTGAAATATTACAGATCAGTTAAAGGTATTTGCAGTCGATCATTTAATCACTGCAAAGACCGTGTTAAGAAATATAGATTAGACTTTGATTTAGACTTAGAATATTTAAGATCTATTTATCCTAAAGATAGTAGATGTCCTATTTTAGGTTATGTAATGAAACCTAGTCAAGGTCTTTTAGGTGGCGATAATTACAGTCCTACACTAGATCGTAAAGATCCTAGTAAAGGTTACATTAAAGGTAATGTAGAATTTGTATGTTCGTTAGCAAATAAAATGATGAGTAATGCAAGTGGTAAAGATTTAATTCGTTTTAGTAAATGGATTGATGAGAGGTATAATAATAATATAACATGAGAGGTATAATATGGGTAAGAACACTAACTTTATAAAACATACAAGTTGTGAAAGTTGTGGTAGCAGTGATGCTAATGCAGTTTATAGTGACGGATCCGCTTTTTGTTTTTCTTGTAAGAAAACACAAGCCAAGGATACACAAGATACGGAAGTTGATTTTAGTGTTGTTCAAACTAATCTAAACTTAGATGAGATTGAATCATTACCTGTTGATAGCTTTAGAGGTATATCTAAACAAGTATTATACAATTCTGGTGTTAAGGTTGAGTATGATCAAGATAGGAATATTATTAGTCATTACTATCCAATCACAATTAATAAAAAAGTTAAAGCTTATAAGAAAAGAATTGTAGCTACTAAAGACTTTAGAGTTGTTGGTAAGGCTGAAGTTCCTGAATTATTTAATCAGACTAATTGTGGTAAGTATAGAAATTTGGTTATTACTGAGGGTGAAATAGATTGTCTATCTTTACTTGAGATGTTGACTAAAGCCAAAGCCAAGTTTGATGTTGTATCAATTGTTAATGGTGCTCAATCAGCTAGACGTAATATTGCTTCTAATTTAGATTTTGTTAATAAATACGATAAAGTATTTTTAGCATTTGATAATGATGAGCCTGGTGTTGCTTCTGCTAATGATGCCGCCCATGTTATAAAGCCTGGTAAATGTCACATTGTTAATAGTGTTTATAAAGATGCTAACGATGCTCTTTGTAAAGAACAATTAGCTATCGATAAATATTTATCTGATATCTGGGGTAGTAAGGTTTACAAACCTGACAACTTTGTTAGTGGTGAAAAAATCTGGGATGCTTTTAAAGAAAGATCTACAGTTAAATCTGTGCCTTATCCTGATTGTTTAAAGGGCTTGAATGATAAACTTTTTGGAATGAGATTAGGTGAGATAACTTTATTTACATCTGGTACTGGATCTGGAAAGTCTACTGTTGTTAAAGAAACAATATTAAACTTATTAGATAATACTGAAGATAAAGTAGGATTAATATCATTAGAGGAATCTATTGGTGATACTGCTACTAAACTTATTGGTATGTCTATTAATAAAAATATTAGAATGCCTGAAGATGTTACTGAAGAAGAAGCACGTAAAGGTTATGAAAAAGTATTTGGTGATGAAAGATTAATTCTTTTAGATCACCAAGGATCTGTAGCTGATACTTCTTTGTTAGATAGGATTGAATACTTAGCAGCGTTAGGTTGTAATTATTTGATACTTGATCATATAACAATTGCTGTAAGTGAAGGTGTAGACGGTGCTACTGGAAATGAAGCGGTTGATAAAGTTATGAGTTCTTTGTTAAAAATTGTTAAAAGATATAATATTCACTTAACATTAATATCTCACTTAAGAAAAAGTTCTGGTGAAGGTAAAAGTTTTGAGGAAGGTATTATGCCTAATTTAGATTCTATAAAAGGATCTGGATCAATTAAACAAATAAGTTTTGATATAATTGGTTTTGCAAGAAACATGATGGCATCTGAAAAATCTGATAGAAATATTGTAAAGTTTGCAGTATTGAAATCTAGATTTTCTGGTGACACTGGATCTGCAGGACAAGCCAGTTATAATGTAAACACTGGAAGACTAAATTATAGTGAAAATAATTTGGCTTTTGAAGAAGTGTAGTAAACCAGTTTCGGTTAGAAGTTAGTAATGTACGTAAGACTAGATATAGCAGGCAACTAACAGACAATGATACAAGGATGATAAATAGACTATCCTCTCTCAGTCTACATCAGTATTAGTAAACCGAAGCAGCTGAGCAACCTGTTTAAAAGGCTCACAAGATTTAATAGGGGGTTTTAATGCCCCCTATAATTTATTTTAAAATTAATTTTAATATAGATTTTTCACCTAAATATATTTCTGTTTCTGCTTCAGATTTTATACATTGATATTCTATACGATCTGTACTCGCCCTCGTGGCAATTCTCTTTGCCTTTAAACAAGTAGACATTGAATCTTGTATTCTATGTTCTTTTATTTCCCCATTAACGATCATTAATAAAGCTATTACTATTTCAGTCATAATTTTTTCCCTTCCCATTTGCTCTTACTTTGTCTTTTAATTCTTCAACATCATCTAAGGCTTTTTCTAATTGAGATTTAAGAAATTCTATATTAACTTTATTAGTCATATTTTGCTCTTGATTTGTAATTAACTTCTCAACATCCTCAAACAAACCTTCAATCAACATAAATTGTTCTTGGTCCGTAGGTTTTTGTTCAGATTTTTTTAGTAAGTCAGCTTGAAATAATTCTCTTGACGTTTCTAGACTTGTGAGTCTTGCTGTTAATTCAGTATAAGCAAAAATCCCCATTGAAATACCCACAATCACACCAATCATATTTTTAATAGGCATTGCTACTGATGTATTTTCTGATACTTTCATCTTGTAGGTCCTCCAAATAAAGCTAGCAAACACATCATGATTATAAGTATAGCCGTAAATCTATAATCCATTTGCTTCTCCATTATTTCTTTCTTTTGTTTTTTAATATTTTAACTCTAGAATGCCAACACCAGCTAGTTAACTTAATTGCATAAGTTTCTATAAATGATATTGCATTATCTAAAGCACCAAAAATGTTAGATATAAATTTATCCATTATACTCTCCCAAATAATTCTATTATTATTGTACCCATACCTAGTACAACCATTCCGATCATACCAAGTATAGCTTTTTCATTTCTTTGCATTTGTGCTTTTAAACCATCTATTTTTTTATTGGTTTCATTCTGCATTATTCTACATAGTTTTTCATGAGATTCTATTTTTTGTAATGCTATATTCTTTGCCATTATTTTTTACCGCCAGTACCTTTAAATATTTGTGTACCTTTAATACCATAAATAGATGCTACTACTAGAATCCATAAGTTAGTAAACCAACTTGGAAGTGTAGCAAACATATCAAAAAATAATTTAACCTTATCCATAGCAGTTGGATCATCACTTACCACTGCCCAAGCCAAAATTGCTATTGGGGCTGAGAGAACTATAAGTACCGCCTCATCCTTCCAATCCGAATTTCTTGATTCTAAAAGTTTTCCTTGATACTGCTCTTCACCTCTAGCCATTTTAGATGCATGCATTAATTGTGCATCTGACATAGCCATTTTTGTTTTTTGTTTATTAGCGTAAATTTTGCTTCCAGCGGAAACCGCTAATTTTATTGCTGATAACCACATATTAATCTCCTTATGATAGTCTTTTAATTATAAGATTTCTATTAGTTATTCTGATAGATGTAGCATTACCAAAATAAGATATTTTCCATTCAATAGTATCGTTAGCTGCAAAATTATAAACAAATGAAGTAGAAGCATTAGTTTTTCCTGAATCATTTGAGTTATTTGCAGTATCTTCAACTTTAGATATAGGGCCAAATTCTGTTCTTCCCTCTTGTATAAATGTAGTACTATTTTTATAGCAATTAACATTCATGTTTGAAAAATCAGTTATGTTAGTCGGGTTTGAACCTGTTCTACACATACCTGACCAAGTGATTTCATACCTACCCGCATTAACAAGTGTTACAACTTCTTTATTAGTATCAATCGAGAAGTCATTTGAATCTGATATATATTCATTTGCTTCGAAACTTATACGAGCCTCAGAAGTAGTTATTGTTTGATCATAATTTGATTGGAAATGAGCCATAGAAACGTATAAACCGCCCCCACCACCTGATAGTTCCGTACCACTTACATATAAAGCCATTATTGAATCTCCTTTAAGCAGAATTTAAATTTCTTACCATTTTTGTTGTTAATAATAAATAGATCCTCAGCACCCTCTTGAATTGTCCAATTACCAGTAGTCCCATCAACAGAGTTACCTTCTTTGTGTCTTTCATTAGATAAGTGTAAGTCACCAGTATAAATGTTTTGCCATTGTAAACTTGTAGAGCCTAAGTCTTGAGCATTATCAGTGAACGGCATTATAGAACCATTAGTTCTTAATACAGTAACATTAGTATCGCCTAAAGTTATTTCATTATTTACAGTTGAAGCACTTGCTTGAGCATTATAACCTATACAGATATTATTATCTCCATTAGTTACTGTTTCACCCGCATCCATACCTATCATGGTATTTTGAAAACCAGAATTTATAGAATCTCCTGCATCTTTACCTATAGCAACATTTGAGTGACCACCTTGTAAATTTATTAAAGCATTTGCACCTACACTTGTATTATTATCACCAGTAGCAGAAGATCCACCTTGAGATTTATATCCAATAGCACTATTACCACTACCGCCTGTTCTTAATTGACCTACCATGCTACCGACAAAAGTATTTTGACTGTTATCACCATCAAGCATTAACCCTGCATCATAACCTAATGCTACGTTGTCATCACCAGTAGTATGATTTACTAATGCTCTATATCCTATAGCAGTATTTCTTACACCATTAGTAGCTTCATCTCTTAATGCATCTGTACCTATACCTATACTACCACCTGCATGAAACGCATCAGTTAAATCATCAAGTCCAATTGTAGGTACACTAGGTGTAGCAAGTACAATTTTAGATCCATCATATGTTAATACATCATTAGTTGAAGCACTTGAACTTAATCCAGGTATTCTTAAAGAAGTAACATTAGCATCACCAATCGTAACTTCATTATTAACTGAAGCTGAACTAGGTTGAGCACCTGAACCAACAAAACTATTATTATAACCACTAGTTAATTGTTGACCTGCAGCCTTACCAATAGCTGTATTACTATAACCACTACTAGCTAAATTTGACATAGCACCTGCACCCATAGCAGTATTGTCTGAAGCCGTTGTTTGTGTCAATAATGCATTATGACCAATAGCTGTATTACCATTACTAGTTGAGTTCATCATTGTTGCTCTACCTATAGCAACGTTTTGTTGACCAGTAGTATTTTGTCTTAATGCTTGACTACCAATTACAATATTATCACCACCAGTAGAAGTATCTCGACCTGCAGTATAACCTATAAATACACCATGAGAGTTAGTATTATTTTTACCTGCTTGGTAACCAATACCAACAGTTGAACCTTGAGTAGTCATACTAGATAAAGCTTCTTTACCTAATGCAACGTTGTTATCACCTGTAGTAAGATTTGTGCCTGCATCTTTACCAATACTAATATTATTTACACCATCAGTAAGTGAGCCTAAAGATGAATCACCAATTGATATATTACTACCACTGTCATCTGTTCCTGTCGTGCTATGATTAGCACCTATATGAATATTTTTCTCTCCATCAAGGGCTGTAAAAATATTTACATCATTTAATTTACCAATACTGTCAGTTT